CTTGTTTATATGCCTATTGACAGTATTATGGCAGTTGAAAATATGAAAACTGTAACAAAGGCTAAAACATCAATATAACAAAGAAAGAGGGTATGTTATGGCAATAACATTAGCAGATGTAAAATTTTTTCATAGTCAAGTAAATGATGACTCTGACAATAATGGAGGCCCTATAAGTAATAAGGAAGTGGACAAGAATGCAGGGTATTCTATCTTTCCTATTGTAACGAAAGAAGAAGCTAGTCAGGGAATAATAAGATATAGAAAAATATTTATAACAAGTGCAGACCGGTGGGGCTATAATCTTTATTACACATTATTAAAACCTCCAGCCAGTCAATTCAAAATGTATATAAGGCCAGGAACATTCTGGGATACACAGGCTGACATAAAAAATGCAAGTGATTGGTATGGATGTGGGAAGTTAATTGAAAATGCAGATAGAGAAACACATCTTCTAAATACTGAGTTTGTAGATGATAATTATACTTTCAATAAAAATGATATTATTGCAGTGGGAATATTTGATAATAACCAGATAAAATTTACAAACGTAAGGTATTACACCGTAAAAGGTTTCAGAAAAGCTCTATCTTATAATTCAATACCTGATGGAAGCTATATCGTTATAGATAATCCTGACCAAGCCTTACCAGGACACATATCTACATATAATAAGTCATATGATATCAATGGAACAGAACAAATCAAAAACAATAAAAAACATGAAATCAATGATTATGATATAACAACAACCAGTCCACAAGGAGACGTTACCTTCAATGGCCAACTTGTCAGGATACATTCTCCAATAGAGGGGTCAGATACTGTAGAAGATTCTCCTCAGTGGATTCAAGGAAATAAACTGAAAATAGAAACACTTGAACAATTGATGGAAAATTATATACCTGACTCAACATATGTTGGGCGTATATTAAGATTAGGCGATTTGAAGCCAGGAATAACAGATATTCAGGTTAATAGTCCATCAGGATATGTCAACAAATATAAAATGTCATTTAATACATTAGCTACGATTGAAGAATCATGGACAATTACCTTCACAAGTTCTACTGAGTTTATATGTGAAGGACAACATGTAGGTAACGTAGGATCTGGAAATATAAGTTCAGTTTTTCAACCAACAAATCCTACATTTAATCACCCATATTTCATTATAAAGACTGATTTTTGGGAAGGTACATTTGCTGCTAATGATACAGTAACATTTACAACATTAGCTGCAGCTAAAGCTGTTTGGTTAAAACTTGTGATTCCTCCAGGAACAAAAGAATCCCAATTAATTGAATGGAGTGTATTTTGGGATATCATGACTGAGGATATCACAATAGATAAATGAAAATTATAAATCAAAGGAGGATTTCTTATGGCATTATATGATACTATATCAGGGTATAATTATTACATACAGGACATAAACAACCAAGATATTAATAAAGGAGATTTTTTCAGGTTTGTAGATGCAGGAGAAGTAAAAAATTTTATTTATAGAGCGGTAACACAGGGACATATAACTACACAAACGGCCTCTGATGAACCATCTAATATTGTAGAAGGTCAAATATTCTGGGAAGATAATGTAGGTTGGTATTGTTTAGACCATTATATCAGTGATTATTTATTAGATTTGATTTTACAGACCTTACAATCCAATATAAACTACATTGCAATATGCACGAACATCCCTATTGAATTTTATGAAGCATATGTTCCTGATGAATGGACTGCAAACACATCCTATTCAGTAGGAGCTCTTGTAAGACCTACAAACTGGACACAACCTGGAATATTTGAAGTGAAGGAAATCACAGGTAGTGGAACATCAGGGTCAACTGAACCCAATTGGCCTACTAGTATTGATGATATAATTAATCCCGATTACACAATAACTGATAATGAAATCACCTGGAGACCACGACCTAATTATGCATTGGCTCATGGGGTTGTAGATATGCCTAGTATCAGTCAAATAGAACCAGGAATTCATGCAGGAAGAGTTTTAAAAATAATACAAACAATGTCAGCAATTGTTGATAAAAGCGGTGAAGCTAAATATGTTGCGTTCTGTGATACAAATAATAAGAAAATTCTATTAGTTAATAAAAATGCAAACATTGGGACAGTCACTGCAGGAGAAGCAATAGGAATTAATTATTTCAGTTATGAAATTGTTGGGCCAGGTTACATAATCCCATTAGACCAAGGAACAAGTGGTTCTGGTAGTGGATCTGAGAGTGGCTCAGGTTCTAGTGGTGAAACAGGTGGTGAAACAGGTGGTGAAACAGGTGGTGAAACAGGTGGAGGAGGAGCTTTCTAAAAGATTTCTAATAGGAGATATTCTAAGTGGAATTGAACAACTGGCTATATTTCAGGGAGATCCAAATAGATGCAACAAATATCAATATGAACCTGACTGATTGGTTAGTTGCTATTAAGTTAGACTCCAATAACTTTGATTTCAGTAAAACTCAACCTTCTGGAGCTGATATTAGGTTTACGGATTCGGATAAAACTACATCACTTGATTACTGGATAGAAAACTATGATACAAATAATCAGAAAGCTACTATTTGGGTCAAAATCCCATCAATACTAGCCAATTCATCCAAATCAATTTACATATGGTATGGAAATCCAAATGCAATAACTAATAGTAATATAACTATTATTAGTGATCCATTCAATGACAATTCCTGTCTAGCATTCTATCCATTTGACGGAGACACAAATGATTATTCAGGTAATGGCTATCATGGAACATGGTATGGCAATGAACAATATGATGGTGGGGTATTTGGACAGTGTGCTAAGTTTGATGGAGAAAGTTATATTGAAACAAGTTTCAATAGTAATTCATTAACATGTGTTGTATATTCATTTTGGCTTTCGTTTAATAATAACCCTGAATCTCAAAAAATTCTCGGGTTCTCTGGTTCGTCTGATATGGCTATACAAATAATGAATGGGACAACGGCAAGGGTTTACTTTCGTAGTAATTTAGTATATCAAGATGTTTCAAATTTCTTTATTAACGATGGTTCATGGCATCATTATTTATTTATAATAGATAATAACGGAACCAAACATTATAGAGATGGAACATTTATAACAACTACAACACAAACAATTTCATCAGTAACAACACCATTTAGAATAGGATTAGTAATAGATGATTCAAATTTATCAAACTATTATAATGGCTTGATGGATCAAACACACATTTTCAACCGTCCATTAACCGAATATGAAATTTTATCATTATCCCAACAACTACCTTATTCCATAGGTGATGAAATATTCCATGGGTCCAAACTATCAGGTGTTGTATGTGATAAATATGGTATTCCTATTGTCGATAAACCAGTAAAAATATTTATTTTTGATAAGGATTCAGGTAAATTATATAGGACAACAACATCAGACAAAGGAAAATGGGAAGCTGATCATCTACCTGTAGCAGAAAATTCTAAAGTATTGGTGGTATACACTCTGGAAGGAGATTATCGTGGGGATAACGATCTTGTAGGAGGGGAATTTTCTATAACTCAACCACTATGAACTATAACAGTCTCGCTTTGAGTTTCGATTTCTTCTTGACTGCTAAAAATTCCACATACATATCTGTATTAACTTGTTGCCCATCAAGTATACAGGATAGATTGCGTTTCTTTTTATTTAATAACTTAATCATAGTCTCTTCAATAGTATCATAAGCAATCAAATAATAAACATTTACATAACTAGCAGTCTGTCCTATTCTATGAACCCTATCTTCTGCCTGCTCAAGTTTCATAGGATTCCAAACAAGTTCAAGAAAAGCAACACTTGATGCTGCAGTTAATGTTATACCTTCAGCCGCAGCCATAGTACCTAAAAATAACCTTATATTTGGATCATTCTGAAACCTATCAACTGCAATAGCTCTATCCCTAGCATTTACACTTCCATCTATATATACTGCAATATCCCTGAATTCTTCATATAAAATCCTTCTAGTTTCGAGGTGTTGCATGAAAACAACAAGTTTATCAGACTGATTTAAAAAGTCTTTTATCCATTGTATACCTGGTTGTATTTTACCTTCAGCAATAACACGACGTAATTTTGTCAGTTTGATTAACCCTCCAGCTGATTTAACCACTTTTCTTAACTGACAGGATTCCTCAGGTGTAATTAAATCAGGATCAGGCAAGATATCCATATTTTCTGCAATCCATTCATCTAACAAATATTCTAGTTCATCATATTTATCCCTATTATCCAATTCTAATGGGATTACAGAATATATCTTATCAGGCAGTTGGTCATACACATCCTTTTTTAATCTTCTTATCATAATATTACGCTCGATGAGATCATTCAATTCTTTTAAATTGGAAGACCCAGTAAAATCCCAAGCATTGAAAACTCTTCTACCTGCACAATACCGGATACCATATTTTGTATATGACCAGAATATTTCAGGACGTAAAAGGTGTAAACAATTGAAAAATTCAATTGGTCTGTTTTCAATAGGAGTTCCTGATAATGCTAAAATATTTTTAGCTTTTTTAGCAATTTTTATTGTAGCATTTGATTTGGCATTTCTATTTTTTATGTATTGAACCTCATCTAATATAACAGTTCTGTATTTTGCCCTTTTGAAAAAATTGAGCCAACCTTTAAGCTTCTTCCCTCTATTAGCTAATACTTCATAATTCACAATTATAGCAGGATATTTGCCTTTTCTGACCTGAAATTCAGTTAATTCACTTTGCTGTTTATACATTCCATTTATAACATAAATACCAACATCATCAGACATCCACTCCTTTATTTCTCGAGCCCAATTATATTTTAATGAGGAAGGACATATTATGATTGCAGGGAAAGCATTTTCTTTTTCATGTTGTAAAAATCCAATCGCCTGAACAGTCTTACCTAATCCCATTTCATCAGCAATCAACACTCTCCTCTTATTACAAGCGAAATCAACTCCAGCTTTTTGAAATGGATATAATTCTTTCTTTAATCCTTCAATTCTGATATTATCAGTGGGAGTATATTTTTTTAATACTCGGTCTACCCAATCACGTAAATCCTTACTTAGATTAAACCCTGCTGATATCAACACTAATATATTAGGAACTATACGTAACACTGACCAATATTTGCCTGTCCATCTAGCTCCATCAAGACTGGCAACCATATTCTTCACATCTTCATTATAAGGGAATACAACTTTTAACTTATGCTTATTTTCAGGATCTTGACTGACTTTATAATTTTTATACATCAAGGGAGGAATCAAAATTTTATCAACAGATTTGATATAAGGTAAATAGTCTGATAAATAATCACGCAAATCATATATTAAAAAATCAGCTAATTTACCTTGTTTACATTCAAAAAATTTGATAGCTTGCCGCAATCTACTATCTTCAGTAACTAGATCAGGGTAGTATTTGTTTAAAGTATATACAACCCTTATTGGAAATGTGGGGAAATTATATAGTTTCTTCTTTATCTGAACCGGATTCATAAAATACTCTCCTACGACGAAAGGCTATTCCAGATTCAGGATCCTTGACAATAATCCTCATACCTTCAAACTCTTCACCTATAAACAAGACTTTCCCATCTACAATAGCATTATATAAAGTTACAACCTCTTCTGGGATAAGATGTTCCTTATTATGAGGAACATATTCTACATAATCAAGAAATTGATTAACATAATCTTTTAATTCATCTCCTGTTGCTGTTAAGATAGTAGAAATATCTAACTTTTTATTAGGAATAAGATTTGACTCATTTAACAATTGCACAGCTTCATATATTAGATCTCTTCCATCCAACATTGATTCATTCCTCCCTTCCTTTAAAGAAAAGAACAGATTTGTCCTACTATACCTTTTTAATTTAAACACATTCATTTCAAGGTATTGCTTGATACTACAATCATTAGCCTCACATGCCCTGCATACTTCAACTGAAACAGTTCTATCTCGCCTAGGACAATGAAATCCATTTCCTAACAACCAATCATTACAAGAATATGTAGCATCTACAAATTCAAGTTTACGCAAACATAATTTCCTATTCCTAACAGGGTCATATGAAGCAGACTCAAGCCAATACTCACAAAATTCACAACGTCTAAACATTTTCAAACTCCTTAATATATTTCATTATTAAGTTTTTTCTATCAATGTTTTCTGCCATTAATTGAGACAATAATTTATCACATTTCTGTGCATCTTGGATCGTTACTCGCTTTAATGTTCTAGTCTCTTTATTCATAGTAGTTTCCCATAACTGCTCAGGATTCATTTCACCTAAACCTTTAAACCTCTGTATAGCACTTGTATCATATTTTTTCACAACATTATGATCTGATGTATAAATTACTTTTCCTTTATATTTAATCCTATATAAAGGAGGAACTGCAATATACAAATGACCCTCCTCTATTATAGGTCTGAAATATTTATAGAAAAGGGATAATAATAGTGTTTGTATGTGCTGACCGTCAACATCTGCATCTGTCATTATTATAATCTTGTTATATCGTAATTTGGACAAATCAAATTCAGGACCTATACCCGTTCCTAATGTCTTTACTAAATCTCCTACTTCCTTATTATTCAATAACTTATTCAATGACGTTTTATGCACATTTAAAATTTTTCCTTTTATTGGTAATATAGCCTGATATTTATTATTTCTAGCTTGCTTAGCAGACCCTCCCGCTGAATCCCCTTCCACAATAAATAATTCCCTTTCCCTTGGATTGCGAGAATAGCAGTCACTAAGCTTACTAACAAATCTGGAAGATATAGTACTGGTCCTATTTAAATCCCTAGCTTTCTTTAAAACTTCTCTGGATTTGTAATGACTTAAAATAGCCTGAATAACCTTTGCCTTATGTTGAGGATACCTTTCAAAATAACGGGCAATTGCTTGATTAATGACATTAGCAACATTCTTGGTAACGTCTTTATTTCCTAATTTCATTTTGGTTTGACCCTCAAACTGAGGTTCAGGTAAATACACTGATAATACCCCAGATACACAAGCAAATACATCTTCACCAGAAACAAAACTTAACTTATTGTCCAATTTTTTGATAGCTTGTGTGCATCCTTTCTTTAACCCAGATAAATGAGTTCCACCTTCTTTGGTTTTAATATTATTGGCAAAAGTCAAGATATTGTTTTTTGATGCAAACCTAATCGCAAAGTCAATTATCAAATTATCCACCTGGCATGTATCCGCAATGATACCAGTAAATATTTCATCATTTTCATCAGTTAATTTGTTAAGTAGTCCTACTAACCCTTTATCACTCTTGAATGTAATACTTTTATCACCATATTTGAATTCAATAGTTAATCCCTTTACCAAAAAACTTAACTCTTCTAACCTTTCCTTAATTAAATTAATATCCCATTTTATTTGATTAAAAATAGATTTATCAGGTAAAAATGTAACGGATGTTCCTGATTTATTTTTATTAATAGGAACACATTTAAGTTCAGTCTTTGGAGCTCCTCTGCTATATTCCTGAACACAATGTTTCCCTTCTCTATATATCTCTACAACCAATCTATCACATAACGCATTAACAACTGAAATACCTACACCATGTAATCCACCTGAAATCTTATAGGCTTTATTATCAAACTTTCCTCCTGAGTGAAGAGTAGTCATTATTAATTCAACTGCAGGTTTTTTATATTCAGCATGAATATCAATTGGAATACCTCTTCCATTGTCAGCTACAGTGATACTATTATCAGGATTCATAATAACCTGTATATGATCACAATATCCAGCAATAGCTTCATCAACACAATTATCTATAACTTCCCACAACAAATGATGCAATCCTTTATTAGATACATCTCCAATATACATGGAAGGACGTTTCCTTACCCCTTCCAATCCTTTTAAAACTACAATTGAATCAGCATTATACGATTCAGTCATAGGCTTAATCTCCTAATATTTCTTCCAATTCTGAATATAACTTATTATACCTAGCTGATAAAGTTTTTAATTCTTGTTGTAACTTTTCCAAATGCTTTTGGGCTTCTTCTATAGAAGCAAATCCTAACTCCTGTAGTGTTTCTTCTAATATTTTCTTACGCATCTCTAATTCTTTCTTTTTATTTAATTTTTCATCCAATTTCTGTCTTAATTTGAGTAAGTCTTTCATATAATCCTCCTAAGAATAATAAATTTATTAAATTATTCCAACCTTTTATTATGTTGATTATCATAAATCTCAACTATTTTGTTTATCCAATACTTGATTGACTTATCTACAGATTCCTTATTTAGATTTTCCTGTAATATTTGCATAAAATCCACACTCTTATCACTTATACTATATATAGCATCCACAAATTCCTTGACATTTTTATTAAATTTAGTATCTTCCGGTTCTTTCAATACCTTTCTAGCCTCCATAATATTCAAGTACTTCCATTCAAAATCATATGTTCCATCCTCTCGTATAGTAATTAGACTACAAGCAGGGGTGTGGTCATAATCAGCAATAGTCAAACGAACCAAAGGACCATTATTAATCAATAACTTTCCTTTATAAGTTAAATGAAACTGCTGATGGTTATCTCCTGATATAACTATATCATATCCTGATTCCTTTAATAGTCTAGCTGCTGTAATAAAATCCTGTTGACCTTTCCATAATTTCCTAGTTTTAATAACCATCCTATGGATTACCAAAATATTAAACATTCCTTCAATAGGATCTGGAATAGGTTGACTAAAATCTGCACCTTGTATTGCAACAAAATCATTTAATATTACTGGTTTATCTGATACAGGAAATGCATCCAAACTAGCTAATAAAACAGATAAAGGAGAATTATGTTTATTCTTGAGAGAATGATACCTTAAATCATGTTGTCCATATACAACACATAATTTTGTATAAGAAGGAAGTAATCTTCTAAATATCCTTATTATCCTTCTGACTAATCCATGACTTACAAATGCACTATCAAATACATCTCCTGCTATACATAAAGCATCTGCTTTGAATTTTTTACACTCTGCCAGAACCTGTTTTACCTTTTTTACTTGAGTTAAACTGAAATCATCCGTTCTACATTCTGGTGTTGCCATGCGTAAATGCCAATCTGATGAACCTATAATTCTGACTTCTTTCATATTAACACCTCACAAGTTGAATTGAAAACATAATAGAAACATGGAGTTATTAGAATATTAGATTTTGGAGAAGTTATCAAGACTCAAACAAAATTAAACTCTGCAAGGAACATTGAAACGAAACATCCCTTGCAGAGTTGAAAAATTTAAAAATTTTAGATGGACTAATTTACATCAAACACGACCCATCAATCCATCAACAATGATCGATACCATTTGATGAAAAATTCCATATCTGGAAACCAATGAAATTCATCTCCTGCTTTAATACCTTTTTCAATAAAATATATTAAATCTTCTATACAACGGACAACAGTAAAATTACTATCTCCTCTTGCATCATAATGACAAGTACACCAAAAGAAAGTTCCTCCTTCAGGATGTTCCTTGATAAACCTAATTGTAACTGGATCTTTTTTCTCCACCCAAACAAGTATACCCTGTTTATCTTCCAGTTTTTTCTTCAAAGTATCCAAACTGATAGCATCAGATCTAGTAATCTGCATGATATTCCTCCTACAAACTGGAGAGATTGGTTCATTCAGAAATTTTTCTAAACCTTTCAACTTTGTTACCTTGAGGATCAACAACCATTTCAGACCACATAGAAATAGGTCTAGCCCAAACCTTAGATTCATCAGTAGTGTCTTGATAAATAACCAATTCCTCACCAGTTTCTGAATGTTTAGCAATAGCCAGAACCTTATAAATAGTCCCTTTCTTGAAATGCTTATATAATGCTCCAATTTCTACAGCCATAATGAAACCTCCTTTTTAGATATTATTATTGTTATTAGAACTTAAATTGAAAAAACTTTTCAATATGGTATATTTTAGATATACCTATCAGACAATGATATTTTGGTTTCTCACCCAGTTTCTTAAAAATCAGGTATGATTATATGTAAACGTAATAAAAATGTCATCTCAACCGATTTATCATTGTCTCGCATGGTGATTTGAAATTGGGATAAGAAATAATTCTTAATTACATCACTAAAAGGTATTTTGATAGAATGAAAAAAGAACTGAATGTAGGTATGAAAAATAAGTTATTTTGATATTTAAAAACTTTTTAGAAAACTTATTCACCTCACCATGGAAAAGTGAATTCTGCACCTGCAATATCCACATCCCCGTGGTATTCACCTTCAAGTGTAAAAACAGTAACAACCTTAGTTTCAGAAGAAGCTGCAACCTTACAACTCCAATTTCCATTATTATCACTAGTTGTCTTACCTAATAGTTGTCCTGTAGTTTTCTCCAAAACAAAAACTTTTACAGTTTTGCCCAAAATAGGATTTCCATATTTATCACGAACAGTTCCTGACAAAGTAGCACCTGTTCTTTCATCTCCTATTGAACTAAGGGTGGGTGTAGGATCAACATATTTACGAATTCTTATCCAATCAACCCGTGAAGAACTCGAACCTCCCCATTTTGCATGGCCTAAATAAATATAATAATCCTCAATCTCATTATGGGAGTCCTTTCCATTTAATTTATTTACATAGTTCACATTAAAAATTTGAGAACCAGTAGAATTCCAAACAAACGACCAGATTCCTTCTGTATCAGAACATCCAATTGAAGCTACTGTCCATCCATGAGAATTGTCATCCCCTATTATCCTATAACTACCTCCATAAACATCAGCAGAGTAGTCATCATAATAATTTCCATCCCCTCTCAAAACTATCCCTGTTGACTGACCCAGTCTAAGAGTTGCACCAGTAGAAGTAAAAAAATCTGTTTTTGCTTCCACCCATACAGGATATACAAATTTATCATTTGAATGAATCCATATATAATCCCCTCCCCCACTACTAAATATAATTCGAGAGTTTATAATATTTAAACTCCCTCCACTTGAATACTGCTGAGTCCATTTACTTGTATCCAAACTATCTCCGTCAAAATCATCAAAAAATTCAAAAACATCCTCTCCATTACTAACATTGAGAGCCTCTGGATTTCCATAATAGCAATAAATATCCACATCATTGTCAAGTGAATCCAATATTTTTACCCAAACATAGGCAATCCTATTGGGAGCTGTTCCTTCTACCTTTTCTACCCAGATTGGAAATATGTTTGCTGCATTTAAACCTGTAAATCTTATATCACCTGAATCATTTTTACCAATTGGAAATCTTGAGGAATGTCCTTCTAGATGGAAATCATAATTACTAGAACCTTCACTTTCTCCAATCTTAAATAACATCTGATATCCCATTCCAATACCATTTCTTCCTTTTATTGTAATTTTTTTACAATAACCCCATCCAGTTAACCACTTCATTTCATATCCTCTCAACAATTTTTCAAAACCAGAAGTATTATGTATAGCTATCCAATGTTTTTGGAATGTGACACCAAACAATTTACCTCCAAAATAAAATATTGGTTTCTCACCCAATTTAAAACCCAATCTGAATGATAATATGTAAAACCAATCAAAACGTCATCTCACCGGTGTTATCATTGTCTCAGACGGGGATTTGAAATTGGGATGGAAACAAATTATTGACTCCTTATCTCATGTTCATGAGTTTTTGAGACAAGGAGTCAGCTAGACCAAATTTAATTAGCTATTTTTTGCAGCCTTGAATACTTTTGGAAGGTATTTTTTCTTATTTAATTGAATCCATTGATGGTAATTGCCAGTATAACCTGAGCAGGGTCCAGCAACCGCATAAATTGCTAAATCCATGCTAATATTTCCATCATACCTTTCATCCAACCATTTATACACCTCAATAGGAACTACAATCAGCATAGGGTTGACCCATCTACCAGTTGCCATATCATCAATATCATCAATCTTTTCTTTTAAATCATCCAAAGATACTTTTGTTGGGAACACATCATCTTCATCACAAAACCATATTGGATCCGACAATTCTATTTCTACAAATACAAATTCTTTATATTGGCAGTTGAGTAAATCTTCAATTTGATTTATTATTTCTCTGGCATTATTATACCCTTCTACTGGATCAACTGCTTTGGAATCTAAATGAGAAAAGAAAATTTTCTTTTCTAATTCAAAATAAGACTCAAACAAATTTCCAATTTTTTGACTACTCATATATTCCTCCTTAAACTTAAATTTAAAAATTAACATTATATCCTTTCAACTGATTATATAATAATAAAAATTAAATATGTTGTCAAGTATTAATTAGAAAATTTGAAAAAATTTTTAGAGGAGATTTTCAAAAGATACAAGTAGTTACATACAATTAATCAGTTATTTTTCTCTAATTCTAAAAAATCCATCCTTAGTATTTATCGTCAAATCATTATTTTCACGTTTCCATTCAAACATACACGGATCGGTTAACACACAAAAAGGATTTATTTCTAAAAGTTTAACTTCCCAAATATTAGTCGATTTCTCACTGGTGGGAATCTTTTTGATAAAAACATCAAATACAACATCATCTAAATGGCAGGCTTGAACAAAAAACGATGAAAAGAATATCTTAATCGCCCATTCTATACTTTCTTTTTCATCCTTTATTTCAGGATAGATATCAAAATACTGATATTGAGAAATACCAATTAATTTTCTTTGTTTCATAAAACACCTAAATTCTGTCCATTTGGGAATATCAATCCATTCTCTCACCCAAATATAAGGATTATAATTGTGAGCTATGGCCATTTGAAGGTCATCATATATTCTCTCTGACCAATCAGTCAAAACCTCAATAGCTTCCTTACCTGAAGTAACTTTGAATCCTTTTTTGTATCCTATATAACTATCTTTAGGTGACCGTGACCCTAGCCTTACAAAAGCTCCATTAGGAAAAGTTTTGATAATATCATCTAACTCTGTTTCTAACCATGATATATCTTGCTTCTCTCCAAAATCCTCCCCAAACTCTGCAATGTTTGAACCTAGAGCTTTCGCCTGTTTCATAGATAAAGGGATTGAAACTCCTGGTATAGATAATTTTTTCAAACTATTTGGCCAATTCTCAATAAATGTAGGTTTTAAAATATTTTCAAAAAAATGACTCATTACAAATCCTCCAAACACCATGATAATTTTTGAACTTTTAGAAAATCTATAATTTAATTTCAAACCTTTTCATTTATTAGACTCTAAAATAAATATATTCTAATTATCCTTTGAATAAATGACAACAATAGGATCATAGTAAATCCTACAAAACATATATGAAATACATGACTTCCAAATCCAAAAGGAGGAATTAAAATTATGATGCTCATCGCAACAAAATCTAAAGTCAATAGAGCATACGAAGTTGCAATTGCTATCGACAAAAATAAATATGCTGCAATTGCAGTGCCACAATCTCATCCATCCATAGGAGTTTATAACAACAAAGAATATCATACCAAGAAGAAAGCCGTGTTTTTTCCTATCTACGATGCTACATTAATAAAATATAAAAAAGAAAAAAATAAAGTTATTTATAAAGCAGAATTCAAGAAAAACCATCATATATTACTCCTTCATAAAGGATCCAGCCTATTATTTGATACAAAAGATGTGAAAATTATGAAAGGATTATCTGGAATATTATATGATATACTAGTTATACAAACATCATTACCTAGTATAAAATGTTTCAACCGTAGGACAAACAAAACAGTAGAAATCAAGCTAAAACCTTTATTAAAATCAACAGGACTTGAGTCTGTGGTAAAAAGCTCTTCTAAGGATCCAATTGAGCCAAGTTCAAATAATCTTCATATATAAAAAGGAGAGTATACAATGGATATAATCAATAGTTTAGATGATATAGGAAAACTTCCAATTCCTAACCACATTGGACACATGTTTAGATCATTTGGTGATAGAGGAGCTATCTTTATCTTTTCTTGCTATATGTATGAAGGGCAACCTATCAAAATAATATATCCTCGATATGTAGATATGAAAACATATAAAAAATTTCTAGACAAATTAGGTATAACTGAACTACAATTTAACGATATAATAAAAGATATTGAAAACACCTACTGTGAACAACTACGAGATAATCCTCAGTTGTTTTATAAACCTTATAGATTACTAGGAGATATTATAACATTAGGAGAAGATACAGATGATATAATGGAAGCTCTTGATTACAGAGAATGCGACTTATATAATCTAGAAATGCAATTGAGGTAAGGAGATAGAAATGCGATACAAGATAACAGAAAAATACGTTAGAAAAGGTCCTTCCTTTAGAGTTAAACGGTCGGTTGTCCCAGTTAAAATACTAATCAACAAAGGAAAATCCAATTTCTATAGAACATATTATGTATCCAAAGATAAACTCCACACATATAAAATGAAAAATTTTCTTAGCAGAGGCAAGCAAAAATATCTTTTTTATGGGGACTATGCTTCAAAAATAATGCATCAAACCTCCATAAAAGATCCTTTTCTAAGAAAACATCTAGGGGAGTATTGGAGTAAAGATAGTTCCATTGCCTCTGGTGTGTACTACGGGACAGCATGGCGACAAAAAATGAGATTGGCAGATACATCACTAAGAAAAATACACACTGGGGATAAAACAATTGTACAGACTGCTGGAGGACATTTAAAAATATCTAGTAAATTTATACATCAAAAATTAAATGATAGCGTAGCTATTAAATTCACAAATGCAGTGTATAAAACAAATGAAAAAGGGGAAATGGTTCCAATAAAAAGCGCCAAGATTGAAGGTATCGCAAAGGATAGAGAGTTACATATAACTAATGCTTCTAAATATTCAAAAGAGGATTTTGCAGGGTTTCTAGTAAATATGACTAGGAACTTTAAAAAAATAACAATTCCAAAGAAAATATTGCATAAAATAAGTCCTACTGCAGTATTATTAGGATTTACAGGCAATAAGATAAAGGAAGGGTTAAAAGAAAAACTGATGGAAATCATTAGAAATTCCAAAGTTCTTCCAAAAAAGAAAAAACAAAGTATTTTACAACAATTAGAAGGAGCTACATCATTAAATCATGCAATGAATATAATAAACAAACATGGAATAATAGGATCTTTGTCACAATTAACTAAACAGGTATCAAAAACAATTCTAGATCATATTGAGGATGATGTATTAACCTTTGCAGGAACAGATTCAGAACATAATTTACATTCATATGTACTGCAAAGAGATATAAGTAATGATTTTCATAAAGGTTATATTATATAAATAAGAGGAATCCACTTATGAGAATTAATAAGGTGAGTAATGATGAAATCATTACAATTTTAAAATATTGCCTTTACTCTTCAACATTTCTATCACACATAGAACCCTTAAAATCCAAAATATTAAGTAGTATATCCAATGACTTAGTAAGAGATTTTATAAAACTATGCATTGAATATAAAAAAGAGTATGATCAAGCACCTGGAGACGCTATAACAACCATAATAAAAAAGAAACTAAGTGGGAATTCATCTGATGAAACATTACAAGGATTATTAGCACTAGCTGATAACGTTATATATTCAGATATTGAAATACCTGAAAATCTCGACTACGGAATAGATCTATTTATAAAATATAGTAATAAAGAACAATTACAACGACTGATTGAAACTATAGAAAATCATATAAGTAACATAGATTCTGTTCCTAAAGCCTTAAAAGAAATAGAAAATTTTAAACCTATAAAAATAGAAGAACCTTCAGATATTAATCTAGCAGATGAGAAACTAGTTGAGGAATACTTCTCATCAAACAAAGAATGCCTTATTCCTTTATCAGGAAAAATTGGGGAAATAATTCGTCCTCATACATATCCAGCCTCCTTAATAGCATTTCAAGGTCCTGAGAAGTCAGGTAAATCATGGATTCTTCAGTATTTAGCCATACAGGCAGCAAGAAGACATAGAAAAGTTGCTATATTTGAGGCAGGGGATTTATCAGCAGCACAAAGGGTATGTAGAATATATAGCCAACTAGTTGGAAAACCTTGGTTACCTAATAGAAAGTTAGAAGTCAGTAAGTTACCTTATCCACAAGATATTTCATACGATGAGGAATTACATGAAATGAAACTAAAAATAGGATATAAACTCGTTCCAGTGTTACAAGAACAGGACGTTAAAGACTTCTTGCAATCCTCAAGAGCATCAATTTTAAAGAACATTAGATTATCAGTACATGTTAGCTCCACCTTAACAGTCAAACAAATTCAAAATATATTAGAACAATGGCAAAAAACTGAAGATTTTGTTCCCCAAGTAATTATAATTGACTATGCTGATATATTAGACACTACTACAGGAAAAAATGAAGATAAAAGACATAAGATAAACCAGATATGGCTAGATTTGCGTAAATTGAGCCAAGAGTGGGAAGCATGTGTTGTGACAGCAACACAGGCAGACTCAAAATCATACAAAAAAGGAACCCAAACATTAGAAAACTTCTCTGAGGATAAACGCAAATATAGTCATGTAACCGCAATGTTTGCATTAAATAAAAGTAATGCAGAACGCAGAGGACTGGTTACAAGAATCAGCCCATTATTAGTAAGAGAAGGATTTATAGAAACAAGTTGGGAAGTGGCATGTGTAGGTGACCCAACAGAAGCTAATCCTGTAAAAGAATCCAAATATGTAAAAGGACCTGTACAAATAATATTCCCAGAAGACGATAATGATAAAAGCAGTAAAAAGCCCAGACCTAGAAGAAGACCTCCATCAAAAAAGGAAGACTACAATGTAGAATCTTAATCACTAGTATTTTCTAGCAATCTTAAATCCAAAAAATGAAAAAGGACTATCAGTCAACCATTCACGACCACAAGGACATCTTGCAATATATACAGACTTACCTGAAACTGTATCAGTGAAATGATAGGTATGTCCTATTAGAGGCCTATGGATACCTAATCTACACAAAAACTTGAACATACATAACACTTTAAAGGGGACCACCAGCTCCTATCAAGCTAGTGATCCCGACCAAAAAGAAATTAATAAACCTTACCTAAGATTCCAATCCTAAACATATTAGATGTTACATTCATACCTGGGACAACAACTCTTTTTAACCATACAGGTTTAGCAGCAGGAATTGTTGTGAATGTTACTGTATCATTAGCAGCAAATGTTCCGCCCCATCCTGCTGAAGGAATGGTAAAATAAGGCGTACTAAAATCAGGATTGTCTGGACTGAAATCAGCTGTAATATACCCAGACCCTACATTACCTGTATATTCTCCTTCACATGTAAAGTCAGAATCGCTTGTAAAGGTAATTGTCCAATTATCAAATACAGTCCCTACACTATTTAACTGGATAGGATTATTGGTATTATCATAAGTTCCATTGGTACTGTTCACCGTAAAATTTTCTAATCCCACTCCAATATCCCCTAATACTAATAATGAACTTACATGTGTATCAGAAGCAGTAAAATCATGTTGAATTGCATCCCCATCTTGTAATTGAATGGTAATTTGCTTATCTGTAACACTGACTACTGTTATGTTTTCATGTAATTCCTCATCAACCGAACCACCTATCCAAATACTATCCCCTGTCTGAAATATTTCATTAGCAATATCAGTATGTTCCACCTCTACAACTAACTGTGTATCTCCTGCAGTTAAATCATTAACAAGTTGAGCTCCTCCATAATTCCTTTCACTACCAGTTAGATCAGCTTGAGTATCAGTTTGGGTTCCCTCAAACATTGTAATGTAGTCCTCACCTGTGGTAGGTAATGCAAGGTAAACTCTACTGTCAGCTAAAACTGTATTCTGTGCATTCTCAACTTTGAAAAATACCTTGCGATATTTAGTGGAACCATTAACCCTTTCTGTTTCTAATACATCTGGAAAAATGTTGTTTCTAACACCAGAAGCTACCAAAGATGAGGACATCCGTCCTCCTCCAGATGATGTATCAAGCATTACTTCTGATTTATACATTTTGATTTCTTCAGGTTGGATCGTTGCCATAATTATCCTCCTATGAAAATTTTAATTAATGTTTTGTTGGAATTAGAATCTTTTCTTTATATCTTCAATCATCTCAGGGGTGACTATCACAAGATTACCTAAACCCAATTTAGTCACAACTTCTTTGACTAAATCAATTAAATCCTTTAGAGTCAACTCTAAGACTTGATTCTCTTCCATAGGTTTATTGATGATCTTAATACCTCCCAAACCTGCAGCTGAAACAGTACTATCTACCAAAGTAAGTATTTCATTCAATGTTAAACGCTCATCAGCTGCAGCCTCTTCAATATTTTGCTGCAATTTAGATACAATATTCATTATCATAAACCAATTCATAACTATTCTACCTCCTTATTAGTTTCTTCATTTCTATTATCAAAAAATTCCTGTACTTGCCTTGATATATCATACTGATATATAAACCTAGTATCATGCATTGCCAATAACGACATATCAGATGGAGAAATACCTCCTAAATATAAAGTTGTATATAATATCTTATTCACTGTAAGGTTTTCGCACAATGCTAAAACTTGTTGGATATTATCTTCTCCTATAATAGGTCTTGCTATTAGAGCTGTCCCCTCTTTTATATTAAAAAGATTATCAGTTAATTCAATTGAATCCAGCAAATCAAACATATTAAAAAATAAAACACGTGAGGAATGGTCATATACAACATGGTCAATCTTATTCACCAGATTTCTACTGATAAAATAATCTCTAAACTGTTGAGAAAACCATATAATAAACTTCTTATTAAACAACAAATCATAATTGACTTTTATGATTCCAGATTCTTCCTGAAATATCACTCCACTTTCAATCAAATTACTTATTACTTCTTGCATAAAACTACTCCATTTTCTCTATGTTTTATTTAAAAAATCTATTCTTACGATTATACCACTCAATAATAAGATCATCATCTTCCAGTGTAAAAATATGAACAAAAAATACACAATATCTATTTAAATCTTTCATATCCTTATAAAACTTTCCTGATACATTAAACTCATTATTCAAAAACCGCAACACTGCATGAATCCGTTGCTTACCATCCAACAACATATGTACCATTTTCCGTTCTTCTAGCCTCATTATAAAATATATGTTTCTATCAGTTGGAATACCTAACATTGTATTTTCTATGTACTCAGCAGCCTGTTCTATCGTCCATATACTCGCACGTTTGTGAAAACTACAATCTAATTTTATATTGGCTTTATTATACCATTCTTTAAAATTTTTCCAAGGCATTTCCATTGGAATTGAATCTATATTGAACTTTGGATGAATCATTTACCTCTCCTCCCAATCTTTAAGATGCCAAAGGTTAAATCCTGATGGTGTGGACACCGTTATGAGTAAGGGTTCTATAGCTTTATAACTGAAAGGATGTATATTGGAACTGTACTCATATTGCCAATATAACTGCCCATCTTCTAGATATAATACATTCCCATAGACTGAATGCCGAGTATAATCATATAACTTTGTTCCATCTTTGTATTCCTTAATATTATACTCCCATCCCCAGTTAGTGATATAATACTTATGGACCTCAATTAATTCTCCATAATCTATAAAATAATAATCAGGCTTCATACTAGCTAATGGATCGGATGCAAACGTCAGATAATTTGTTACCCCAGACTGATAAAAAAGTAACATTCCAGGTAGGAAAGGCATAGCAAAATTCTTTTTTGGATATCCTGTATTTATATAACTTCCTAGATAATATTTAAAATCAGTATCTTTCTTTACATATATATATCTACTATTGAAAACTTCCTCCATTCCATCAAGATTATATTTCAATAAAGCTCCATGACAAGTTTCAATATTTCTTATTTGAGATAAATCATCAAAATCTCTATAAATATAAGTAGAATCTAATTCATAGGAACGATTTTTATTTTTGACAAAATCAATTGCAGATTCAAGTGCCGATTTATTAGCAGGTGAAGATTGATTAAAATCAATTAAATACCAATGTGCATATCTGTTTTCAAAAACAAGAGAAACATCATCATTCTTAATTTGAACCAATCCATCATTCACATATTGACGTATTACATGTAATTTAAATCCATCAGTCACTCCTCCAAGACTAATATTAAAAATTATATAGTAATTATCAGGTAATTGTAAATCAAACTGCCTGTCAATAGGTTTACCATAAATCCAATTTGATTTAGATTGCGGCTCTATATGATAACACAACTTATTGTCTTCTTTCCATAAAGAGCATGTTATAGGAGATGATAAAGTATCATAAGCATGTAATGCATAATATTTTTCCTCTCCTACCTTCCAAACTCTGATATTATCATGAAATCCATCAGTATATATGTTAGGAACCACTACCTGTGCATCTTCCTCATCATAATCTGCATAAACCTCTATCTGGGTTCTTTTATTATATCCATCTAACCATGAACCGGATTCATCATATGTAATAAGATTAATATGATACGGTTGCATCATGGGATGGATTGTCAAATATTTTAAGGAGTGACAAGAACTGTTCGTTGAATAGAACTTAACAAAATAATTTGGCATAGTTATTCCCATCCATCCCTTTGGGTTACACAAAAACGATGGATTATATCTAAGAGTCCCATTTAAATGAGAACCAAAATAAGCAGAATATCTGTTATTTCCTAACAGATAAATTCTATATCGATCTCCTGGAGACTCTGACAAATGCACAGGAGGATCAGTTACATACATCATATGAGGGCCAGCTACATATCCTTGACCCGACAACCATATAAGTGAATCCCATCTGTAAAGTCCACTATGAGTTCCTGTATACACTGCAAGAGCAGGTGCTCCAGAACCTACTGAATTGTAATAATCAAATACAATTTCCCCCGATGCACGCCTTGGCAGAGTATATTCAGTCTCACACATAAATTGAGAATCAAGACTACAAAGTGATGTCATATCTATCCATCTGGATAAATAAAAATCTGAAATAACCTCACTTGGTCTCTTATTTAAATCAAGTCCAAACCCACAAAATGTTACATTATTTCTGGTACTATAAGAATCATAATACAACTCAAATTTATTTGAACCTTTTTTCAAATCAGTAGTGATAACGTAGTGATTATCTCCATCATACTTTCCAATATTATGTAATTCCTTTACAGGATTAACCTCTCCATGTTGTTTGATTCCTTTTGTCACTACTTTATCAAATGTTAAATCCAAATAAATATCACCATTAGAAGCTCTCGTGTAAACATCATATTCTACAAAGACTAAATTTTTGGCTAGAACTTTATTTAATACTTTTATTGGAACTACCCTTTCCCCATCGTATGTAGAGAATGTTCTTATCGTAATAGGCAAACAATATTTATAATACTCTCCATTTACAATCCAATTACCTTTTTTAATTTCATCAGTATGAAGTTTTATATCAACATCAGTAGCAGTGAACATGTTGAAATAATAATACAACCTAACACCACCAGTTATCTTATAATTAACAAAAGGTTTTAACCTTTCATTACCTACACCTTCAATATAGTCTCTTATAGGACACATGTAATCATTTGATTTTGTATAAGTTTTCAGTATAGAATGTCCATTCATAACTGATGTAAAACTATTGTCATCAAATAAATTAATAGTTGTCTGGTAATAGCTAAATACCCTGTCATAACGCACATATATATGAGACGGAAATGGGATATAACGGGACCCTCCTCTGTAATCATCATAAACCATCTCCTTAAACCCTATCAAATTTTCTTTCGTACTACCTAATGCATATTTTGGACATAACCAATAAGGATCAATATGACCCTCCCTATATTCATGATAACTACACAAAAATTTATCCTTAGTATATGATAAATCATTAAAATAATCATAAACCACACATACACCATCATTATCAAAATTATCATCACCTTGATAATTAAAATACATATAAATCTTATGTTTAAACTTATCAGTTTCTGGAATTCTAACAAGCACCACATTATACAAACTATCATTACAAACATGAATATAACGATCAGACAACCCAACACTTCTTCCCAAACTAACAACAGGAGTTGGATCCGCTAGGACATATACATACCTAGAAGTATTGCTATCATCATTAACAAGTGATTTACCTTCTAATAAATCAACTTCCCAATAAGAATATCTACTGGATAAACAGGTTTTACTATATTGTACAGAACTCAATAAGAATGAAACATCTTCAGGAATCTTTG